TATTCTTTTTTCATTTTTATTCCCCTTTTTTTATAAAATCAGTTAGCACATAATAAGCTGACGGAGAACTACCAAAATGGTAGTTTTTTCTTTACATCAAAATAAAATTGTGTTAATATATCAATGTAGCAAAACGCTATATCAAACATTCCCAAAAACCTATTTTTCCTAAATTATAGAGGTGTTACCTCACTTTAGATTGCTATAAAAGGCAATCTTTTTTTATTTACAAAAATATGTTATAATTATTGTGTCCTCATAAGGTGGAAAGCACCTTTAGACTAAAATTTTAAGGAGATAAGACAAATGAAAAATATTTTAGAGATTTTAAAATCACAAAACATTGAATTGACAGATGAACAGTCTAAAGCGATTGAGAAAGAAGTTAGTGAAAACTACAAGACGATTGCTGATTATGACAAACAAAAAGCTAAACTTGAATTAGCAAATGAACAACTAAATGAAACTAAAACGGCTTTTGATGATTTCAAGAAAGGCTATGAAGGCGTAGACGTTGACGAATTAAAGGGAAAAGTCGACACCCTAACTCAACAACTAGCCGACAAAGATAATGATTATCAAAAGAAATTAGGAACTATCGAATTGAATAACAAGCTAAAAGACGGATTAAGAGATAACGGGTGCATTGACTTTGATTTAGCAATGACACAATTTAATATCGAAGAACTTTTAGCTAGCAAAAATCAAGACAAGGACATTGAAACTGCTTTGAATGGTTTGAAAGAAAATAAAAAAATGTTATTCCAAGAGCAAGAACCAAAGCCAAAAGGTAGAATTAACATTGGCGGAGGTACCGGAGGAAGTAACATTGATGATTACGATAACAAATTAAGAATGGCTATGGGATTGGAGTCAACGAAAGGAGAGTAATGAATGGCTAATAACATTACATTATCAAAAAATTATGTAGATATGCTTGATGAAGTCTACAAAAAGGCTTCTATGACAAGCGTTTTAACAAGTGACGCTTCTATGGTTCGTATGGGTAACAATGCAAAAGAAATTATTGTACCTAAAATGGATATGGACGGATTAAAAAATTACACTAGAAACAGTGGATATACTGCTGGTGACGTAAAATTAGAATGGGAAACACGTTCTTTTAATTATGATCGTGGTATCAAATTCTTAGTTGATTCAATGGATAATGAAGAAACTATTGAAATCACATTTGGTAGATTAGGAGGACAATTCCAACGTACTAAAGTAGCACCTGAGGCTGACGCATTTACAATTGCAACGTTAGCGAAAAAAGCAACTGCAAACGTTGCTGAAAAAGATTTAACAACTGGTGAAATGGTTCTTGATGAATTGAGAGCAGTTATGAATCAAATGGACGAGGACGAAGTGCCAAGCGAAAGCAGACACTTATTTATCACACCTACTTTATTAAGAATGGCACAATCAGTTGATACTTACAAATATAAAGGTGTATTAGATGAATTTGCGAGCGTAAATGCAGTCCCACAGAAACGTATGTATACTGATATTGAATTAGTTGACGACGCAACTAACGATAGCGATAACAACATGAAAGGTGGATATAAAAAAGCAAGTGGTGCAACTGAATTAAATTTCTTAGTTGTAGAAAAATCTGCGGTATTGAAATGGGATAAACACATTGCTTCTAACATTATTACACCTGATGCAAACCAAACAAGTGATGACTACTTACAAAAATATCGTAAATATGGAATTGTTGATGTGTTCGACAATAAACTAGCAGGTATTAGAGGTTCTAAAGCCCCTTTGGAGTAATGGCAGTTAGTAGCACTGCCACTAAAACAACAACTACAAGAACTAAAAAGACAACTACTAAATAACTAATGTGGGAGGTGTAATATGAATATTTTAGATTGGGAGTATTACAACTCCCATTTTCCTAAATTAAATCAAGATGATTTCAAAAAAGTTGTATATCATGCTACTGTCTTGACATTTAGACACGTTACAAAAGAATTTGATAATCTAAATGATAGTGAACTAGTCATGATAAAAGACTGTATATGCAATGTAATTAACGTTTTATCAACTCAAACTGACGGTAATATCGCTAGTGTATCAAATGATGGTTATAGTGTTTCTTACGTACAGAAAACAAAAGAACAACTAAACGATGATTTAGAGGAAATTTTTGACACATGGCTAGGGGTGTTAAATAAAAATGGATTTATTTGCTTCTAGCGTTACAGTAGTAAACGCTCATAGAGATACACTAACAAAAGAGATGGTATACCGCACTACGGTATTAAATAACTGCATGATACGAAAAAATGTTGATACTTCACCGACGAATGACACATTAAATACAGTTGATTATTATAGTATTAGTATCTTGTATCAAGACGGTTATTTAAATCCATACGATTACCGCCAATTACCTAATGATCAAATGAAAAATTATTGGACTTTAGACACCGAAGAAGATTTAATCATACTAGGAGAATACACCGGCGTAATCGACGAAACAACATACTCAAAACTATTGAAGCGCGATGACGTTGGCGTAATACGTAGTGTAAGCGATAATACCACAGTACCTTTGCTAAAACATTGGAAAGTGATAGCTAAATAATGGTAAAATTTAACTGTAAATTTACTTTTAACAACACAAACAAGATGCTAAGTGATAGAAACCTTGAGGCGTACGGAAAGGGTCAAAAATTCGTTGATAAAGAAGCAATAAGAATTATGACACCTTACACACCTAAAGACAGTAGCGCTTTAATTACAAGTGCTACAAAGCTAACTACGATAGGTAGCGGATTAATAAGGCAAGGTGGCAAAATGGCTCCATACGGGAGCAAATGGTATCGCCAAAAGGCTAGATTTAACGGTGCACCAACACGCGGTAATTATTGGTTTGATAGAAGTATGAAAAATGGCGGTAGTAAAATTATTTTGCAAGGGTTGAGAAAGGTGGTTAAAAAATGACAAAGACAATTAAACAGTCGATTATCGAGTGGTTACAACTTTTTGATGGATTTGAAATAGAAGATTTTATAGAAACCGACATTGCTAATAACGATGGAGGTTTTGCGGTAGCTAAAGAACCCAATCAAGTTTTAAACGAATTTATCGACGGAAGCATGATTTTGCAAGAATATTATACTTTTGTCGCTAAACTTCAAACAGTAACAGAAACACAAAGAAAAAATAATGATAGCTTTATGGAGAATTTTCAAGATTGGATAATTAAGAAAAACAAAGAATACGATTTTCCAAACTTGAAACAAGGTTATTTTTGTAACAACATTGCTATTTCATCTTCTTATTATTTAGAAAGCAACGAAAACAAATTAGGAATGTATATTTTTACATTAGAAATTCAATATAGAAAGGAGTTATAAGATGGCAGACGAAGTCAAAACAG